ATCTATCGCCGCGCCGAGGCTGAGCGCCAGGCTGGTCGCGACAGTAACAGGCTAGACCTGGCCAACGCCCGGCTCTCACAAGACAGAAACTTCACTGTTGTCAGTGACAGCAGTCGCGCGCCAACGCTGGCAAGCCTTCGGAGTGAGCAGCAGCGCCAAGCTACAACACAGAGCTTGCAGGATGCGGTTATTGGGGCGCAGGGCCAGGTGGACAATCGCCGCCAAGGCGCTGCCGCTGATCAGCAAATGAGGCAGGCGACACGGCTCGAAGATCTCTCGGCAAGAGCCTACGCGCCGAATGCGACTAGCGAGGATCGGGAAGCATTGTCTCGCGCCCAGGACCCGACAGGCGAAAAGGCGCTGGCCCGCCAACTCACTACGGCCAATATCAGCAAGATCCAGGCAGACGCGAACAAAGCAAACAGCGAGGCTAACGGGCCTATCGCAGGACAGAAGGCGCAGCTCAATCAGCTTGATATCGAGAAACGGCAGGCAGAGGCTGCTACCGCCGCGCGCGAACGAGTCACGCAGCGGACTGGGGCTTTGGACATCGCGAAGGATGCTCAGAAGCTGGTTTCCGAGATCAACGATTCTAAAAGGCTGGGCGACATCACCGGCACTATAAACTCGAAATTGCCGACTCTGAATAATGACTCGCAAGACCTGGTCAATAAGGCAAGCAGACTCCAGACTCTGTTGACCGCCGACAATCTCAAACTGATGACAGGTGTTCTGACCGATCGCGATATCACGTTCCTGTCGCAGATCGGAGCTGGTCTTGGCATCGGTGACGGCGGGATAAATGGATCGATCGAAGGGACTAAGCAGCGACTAGGCGAAATCAGCACCCGTCTGGGCGAGAAGATCGCCAGCTATGAAAGCGGAAACCAAGCGAACCAAGCAGACGCGAGTCGTGCGGCCGCGTCATCTGCGCCGACGGCTCAGGGCCTGCGGATCGGTGAAATCCGCCAAGGCTACGCGTACCTCGGCGGCGACCCTTCCCAGAAATCCAGCTGGAGGGCACAGTAATGGCAGGTCCGTGGGAAGAGTTTCAGACCCAGGCTGAAGGCATGGTTCGGCCGGCGGATTCCCCGGCGGCGGCCCAGATGGATTCCGGACCCTGGACGGCTTTTCAATCGCCACCAGCACGTTCTTCAGCGGCATCCATTGTCGAAGCAGTTGCGCCAAAGTCATTGCCGGCGGTAGCTCCGGCGGCCTCAATAGGAACCGGCCCAGCAGCGACCCAGGCGGCCGTCCTAAGAGAGCCCGCAACGTCAACGCCTCAGGTTGGTGCCGGTGAGGCGTTCCTGCGCGGCGCGGGTGACGGGCTGACGTTCGGTTTCTCCGATGAGCTCCTTGGCGGTGCATCTGCTGCCCTCCAACCCATCTTCGGCACCGGCGATGACTCGGGATCGTTCAGCGATCGGTTTGATAAAAACGTTGATGAGCAACGTGCTCTGCTTAAAGCAGGTATGGATCAACAGCCGGTTGCATCGATTGCGGGAGGTCTTGTCGGCGGAATCGCGCCCGCGATTGCTACGGGCGGTTTGTCCACTGGCGCTTCCTTGGCAGCCAACGTGGGGCGGGGCGCGCTAGTCGGTGCTGGTTGGGGCGGGGCATATGGGCTTGGCTCAGCCGAGGGTGATCTGGTCGCACGCTTACCCGAAGCGGCAGCTGGCGCAGCGCTTGGCGGCGCGCTGGGCGGAGCAGTCCCCGCGGTGGTAGGCGGCGCAGGTAAGGTAATCCGAAAGTCCGCAGATGACGTGCAGGCCAAGTTGACAGCTCAACAGGCTGAGGCTCAGGCGGCGCGGGATGCTCAAGCAGCGGCCAACGCAGCTGGCAGAACAGTCGACGTAGTGTCGGATCGGGAAGCTGCTGTTCAGTCCGTCGCTGATGCGGCGCTTTCGCCCTCAAGGAACAGTGCGGCGGCGCTTTCGAGTCTTGCGGAAGAAGTCGCTCCCAACCAGCAAATTCTAGACGCGGCAGGCCGCCTGGGTGTTAAAGACCAGCTGATACCATCTCAGTACTCACGAAGCCAGGCGTACCGAGAGATCGAGCAGGCGCTTGCGTCTATCCCTGGAAGCTCGCTTAACGTCCAGCAGAAGGAAGCGTCCAAGGCGTTGGCCCAGAAAGCTGACGACCTGATCACGCAGTACGGCGGCACCATCGACAAGGCCGGTCTATCTGACAAGTTCCGCGAGGACAGCCTCAAGGCGATCGGCGATGTGGAGAGGCGCTCTGACGAGTTGTACAGCAAGGTAAGCGCAGCGATCCCCCCGACCACACCAACCTCGCCTACGTTTACTGTTGCATACCTGAATGGGAAGCTTAGTGAGCTCGGAGATAGAAACCTGCTTAGCGCCGCAGAACGACGCGCGCTCTCCAGTCTGAGTCGCGTTGATGATAACGGCGCCCCCATTCCCACCACCTACGCCGCGCTCGACAGGATCCGCAAGCAGGTGGGTGAAGGCTTAAGAGGAACCGGCCCTTTCAAGGACTCTGAAAGCGGATCGCTTAAGCGACTCTATGCCTCACTCAATGATGATCAGCAGCTCACAGCTGACGCGATGGGTGTGGGTGGCGAGTTCACTATGGCCAAGTCCTTGGTGGCTCAGCGCAAAGGTATGGAAGAGAACTTGGTCGACCTGATCGGCAAGGACTTTTCCGGTGCATTGACCGCTACGGTAGGACGGGCAACAAATCAGCTTGGCAAAGGCGACTTCAAAGCCTTCGACCGTACGTTCGAAAAAATTCCTCCTGCGGCCCGTCAGCAGTTCATGCTTACCGCCCTGAATGACGTTTTCACAGCAGGCAGCCGGGCCGAGCAGAGGCTTAGCGCGCCGGGGTTTGTGGATTGGTACGACCGCCTCAGCCGAAACACTGAGGCCAAGAAGCGCTTAACAGACAATCTCCCGCCCGCAGCGGTCAAAACGCTCGACGATATTGCGACTGTTGCTCGCGGGATGCGCGAAGCAGGGAAAGAGCGAATCACTACCGGGCGATTGAACTCGCTGAAAATCCTCGAGGACTACGCAGAGGAGGGGGGGCTGCTTTCCAAGGTATGGAACACCACGAAAAAGGTCGGTGTCGCGGAAGGCGCGACCACTGCGCTTGGGTTCCCTGGTGCCGGTACGGTTGGCGTCATGGCTAAAGCGCTGTCTACCGACCGACAGCCTATCAACCAAGCGGCTGAAAAACTCATGGGGAGTCAGCGCTTCAAGGACGCAATCTACGCGGCTACCAACACTGACGGGGCTCAGATCGGAAGGATGCAAGCCAAAGAAGCGCAGCTGATGCGCACGCTAGCCTATCGTAACTGGTATGCGAATCTCGGTGAGAATGCGAAAACGCAGATTGGAGCAGTAGGCCCGATCGCCTACCTCACCAGTCCGGCGCGCCCGGAGCCGCTGGAGCTACCGGCTACCACTGTCACGCCGTAACCGATAACATGGTGCCTCACCTCGCAGAGGCGGGCGCTAGAGTCTTAACAGCTATGCGGTCTTGGAAAATCGGCTTTCGTCGATTGTGGCTTGTTCTATCAATAATTTGGTCAGTCTTTGCGGTTGGTTTCTCACTTCAGCAGAGTCAGGCAATGGCGTTTTTCTTCTGGGCAGGCATTGTCCCGGTGATTGCCATGTATTTTCTGCTCATGAGCATTTCATGGGTCATAGAAGGTTTCGCCAAAACTGATCGCTAATCCTCGCAAGGAAGCTTCATGATCAAAAAATATTTCGCTTTCGCTACTTTTGCCTCCCTGCTTACGGCCTTCGCGGCGTCCGCTCATGCTGATGTGCTTCGCGATTATCAATGCACAATTGAGCGAACTGCGTCCTCGCAGTATGCGGAAGGGAAGCCTCAGCAAGACCAAGACGGAGCTTACATAGGCAAGCAGTTCTCAGTGAATCGCCAGTCTGGAGTGATGACTGGGACCTTGAAAAACGCATATCTTGCTCAGCCGGTTGTCCTAGATCATGGTTCGAATGAAAACGCTTTCAAGGCAGTGACAACCTTCAAACAGGGGGTCGGGTCATCAATCTCCGTGATCAACGTGTCCGAATTCGCCGACGCACCGAAAAAGCCGTTCATCTACACCAGTGATAGCGAAGCTTATTTCGGACATTGCTTGCATTACTAGCAGACCGATCGGAACCAGAGCCTCATGATCTTGCTGGTCGGGGGGGGCAGGCGCCGTTGCAGGCTATGGGTGGCGCTAGGGAGACGGTCGTAGGTCGACGCAGGGGTGTTCTGCTATGGTGGAATGTCATCCTGTGGTGGGTCGGAGTATTAGGCTGTATAGTCAGCGCGTATAGCAATGTGAGGTCAGCCATGAGCGGCGCAACACCTAAGCGGAAAATCTCTGAGATCACCGATCAGGTCAACAGGATGGGCCGGGAGCTTATGGATGGCGAATCGCTCAACATGCTTGCTTGGCGTCGAATTTTCAAAGATCTTGAAGTACTGGATTCAGTTCCAGATCAACGTGCAGAATCTTTGCTGCTGAGAGTAGTGCTCTGGGGGTTTAGAAATGACCGTGAGAATGCTCTTCGCCTCCTGAATATTTATGCTGGCCTCTACGGAAAAGACCAGGATTGGCACATGATCAGGTCAACGCTTGCGCCAATGTTTGGTGACGCAGGTATTGTCGCTGAGTTAATTCAATCGGCCTACCCAGCAGGAAGTCCTCGCGACCTCGGCAAGGTAGTGACACTGTGCAGTCATGTGGGGCTTTTCGTAAGTGCTGATAGGGCAATTACGGACATTTCCAAGCTCAATCCTGAGAAAGCCCAGGAAGTTGCTGCAGAGTATTATTTTATTCCAGAAGCAGCGCGATATATAAAAGAGCACTCCGTCTCTGAGAGAGATGTCGCTGATCGAGTTACAATGGCTGCTCAAATACTGTTGTCAAAAGGATATCCGCTTACCCATTTCATTGTAGAAGTTGACGACTTTGGCATTGCTTTTAGGTTTGTCGTTGACGACGTCGTGAGCAAACTGGTCGAGCTGGATTTGTCTATCTCGGATGCTTTAGCGGAAGCCTTTGAGCAATCTCTCTCCGAGCATCTTTGCATTAATATCACTCCGCATGAAGAGGTCGCTTGAATGCCGGTGACCCCAGCGCAATTCATGGAATCGGCAGCAGCAGTTGTTAACCAGCCAGACACGTCGGAAATTGACTTAAGAAATGCCGGTAGTAGAGCCTACTATGCACTTTTCCACACCGCTACGCAGGTTCTGAAGAAGTCAGGCGTATTAATGGAGATTTTGGATAATTCTGGTAGTCATGAGCGAGTGATAGCGACTCTTTGCAAATTGAGCTTGCCCGCGAAATCTGTGGCCGTGGCCATCGGCGATGTTAAACGGTTCCGTCATATCTGTGATTACAAAACGGAAAAAACGGTAGGCGTCAAGGAGGCGCAGTTCCAAGTAGCGAAAGCACGCGCCTTGATAGAGCGACTAGAGCGCCTGAAGCTCTAAGGATATCGATAAGTCTAGTTGCCCGACGGGCGTTGAGTCATGGTCCGGTGTGGTGATGCGCTTTCGAATTAACCGCTGTTCCCACAGGCGATCAAAACCCGCGGACGCGATCCCTTTCTTCGACGTATCCCCGCCAAACTTGCCCCTTTGCTGTGTGGTGGCTGGTTGCTGCCTTCCAGTTTGCAGAGGGCCAGGTCCCTGAATCCTGCCTCGTAATCTTCATTGCGTTTGTCGCGCCCATTCCGATTTCCGTACATCTTCGAGTCGAAGTGGGTAATCCTAACGGCGGGGTCCCACCATCTTTGCCCATATCTAATTGTCTCTTTCCATCCCGCTCCAGTCACATACGCTCGCCGGAAATCGCAGGAGATTTCCATGGGCGCACCGGTCGTCGACATCAACATAGTTCGAGGCAAAACCTTCGAGTTTCTTTTTAGATACGCCGAACCTGCTCTTGTCTACGTTGCCATTTCCGGCATGCCAAGCTTTGCGCCCGTGCGCCTATCAGTGCCTTTTCACGGTATCCCAGATGGCTGGCCCGTCCGCATTGAAGGTGTGCGCCAGCCCCTTGAACTGAATACGCCAGAGGATGAATTCCAGTTCGCGACTGTGATAGACGCCTCAACCATTGAGCTGAACGCCGTGCGCGCCGATCAATGGCGCACTTACACCGCAGGCGGCTCTGTCATCTTCAACCGTCCTTTTGATCTAACTTCCTGTTCTGCACGTATGCAGATCCGTGGATCTGTGGGCGGTCAGGCGCTGCTCAGCCTGAGCTCCGACCCAGAGGAAACCCGTGATGGAGAAATTCAGATCGATACTGCCCTCTCGGGCCTGGCTGTTCGCTTGAGCCCAACGGTCACTGCGGCAATCGAGTGGTCGCGCGGAGTTTACGACCTGGAGCTGATCACCCCGGACGGCAACATCTATCCCATCACCGCGATAAGCAAAGTCACTGTCGGAAATGAGGTGACACGATGAACTCCGCGTTCGTTATCCAGGGATCTTCAAGCTGCTGCGTTCGCCGGGGCGGTGCGTTCACGATCATGGCAGGGCAACGCGGAGCTCAAGGTCGGCCTGGTACCGACACCGGAGGCGGGGTTCAGACGGTGATTCGATCCGCGGGGGAAACCGTCAGCGCTCTGCGGGTTGTTTTCGAGAGCCAGGCCAAGGCGTTTCTCGCTGACCCTGCGACGGAGTCTGTGCTTCAGGTTCTGGGCGTTTCACTAACTACCGGCGAAGCAGCATCTGAGCTAACCATTCAAACCATGGGCTTCATTGACGACCCGGCATGGACCTGGGCTGAAGGTCTGGTGTTCTGCGGATCGCAAGGCGTTCTGACTCAAATACCCCCAACAGAAGGGTGGGAGCTTGTTGTGGGGTTCGCCTCAAGTCCAACCCGCCTGAATCTTGATTTTAACGAGCCAGTGCTGCTGGCGTAGGAGAGCAACGTGGTAGACAAGGTCCTTCGCCGGGTAAACGGCAGAACCGAGCAATACACACCCGCAGTGGCTTCGGCCGGAGCTGCCGATTCCGGCAAGCTCGTGGCCCTTGGCTCGGACGGCAAACTGGACCCCTCGACATACAACGCAGGCTCTGGCGTTTCGACCACGCCGTACCCAGCGACCGAGGCCATTGGTGCCGGCAAGTTCGTGAACATCTATGCGAACGCCGGAGTTATGAGCGTGCGGCTGGCGGACAACTCAAACAACCGCCCGGCGCACGGCTTTGTGATCGCTGCAGTAGCGAACGCAGCGCAGGCAGCGGTCTATGACCTGGACGCAACGAACACGGCGCTGACTGGGCTCACTGTGGGCGCAACCTATTACCTGGGCACCGCCGGCGGCGTAATCACCCCAGCACTGGATGCGACTACCGCTGCGGTCGGCGCGATCGACCAGAAGCTGGGCTTCGCGCGCTCCGCCACTGAGCTGAAGACCGACGATTTCGACTTCGTGGTGCTGTAATGGTCGACCGTTACCTACTGGTTCGCAAGGACGGCCAGGCCGCCCAGATCCCGGCGGGTGACGCGATTCGCCTGCGGGGGGTGCTGCGGCACGCAGCACCGATGCCAGGCGGAGTGGACGCCAGTAACTACCTGCCCGTCGACGATGTATCCAGCAACACGATCCAGGTCACCAGCGCGGTGAACATCGAACGGCTGACCGGCGGCCGGCAAGGCGAACGGCGCACGCTGATGTTCACGGCCGACGGCGCGGTGCTGGTACGCAGCCTGTACCTGGTCCTGGTCGGATCTACCGGGAACATTGCCACCGCGGCCGGCGATAGCTGTGAGTTCATCAAAACATCCTCCAGCGAAAACGTCTGGACCATGCTCAGCTACACCCGTGCCTCGGGCGCCGCATTGGTCGGAGCGCCTGACGCGACCAAGCTCCCGTTGGACGGGAGCAAGCAGATGACAGGCGGCCTCAACGAGGCGCCGATTGTTCCTGTCACCCTGACTGGTACCGGAATAAGCGTACTGAATCTTCAGTCGGCAGGACCCGCAAATACCTACACGGTAACTGCGACGCAGGGCGCAAAGGGCATAAACGAGATATATGCACGTGCGGGGGTGGGCGCGAAGCGAACGCTTGTCTTTGGTACGCAGACGCAAGGCCAGATCACGCTGTACCAGACCTTCGGCCTGTTGCTGACTCCGAACGCGATGGAGATCGTGGTCCGAGAGGGCGATACCTGCGAGTTGCTGTGCACCGTCGGAAGTACGGACGGCTCTGTAGCGACCGAGGTGTGGAGGATCATCTCTTACACCCGGTTTGACGGCACCGCATTGGTAGCGAGCGCCGGGTCGGACGCGACGAAATTGCCCCTCAACGGCAGCGTTCAGATGACCGGACAATTGCGCGAAGCTCCGATGGTCACCGACCTCGTAGCGGCTTCGGCGATGAATCTTCAGAACCTCACTACTAACTACGTGCAGATCAACGGCGCGACGAGTGCGGTGACTATCAACACCTTGGGCGACGCGCCGAGCGGCTTGGACTTGGACGTTATCTTTGGCAACGTGTTCAACGGCCTGACGCTGGCGCATTCCGATGGCACGGGAATACGGCTGCCGGGCGCGGCAAACATTACGGTATCGATTTACGACACCGCACGGTTCCGTTCCCGCGGGAACAACGCGTGGGACTGCCAGTTCTACCAGAAACGCAACGGCCAGGCGCTGGTGGCCTCCAGCCAAGGGCAGGTGTTCAGGTCCGAAACGATCCAAGCGACGGTGGTCAACCAGACCTCGTTCACAGTGCCCAACGGCTACACCTCGGGCTCGATCTTGGTGTGGCTCAACGGCGCGCTGCTGCAGCCAGCAGAGTACACCGCCACCACCGGCACCACGGTCGTTCTGACGGTAGGTACGACATCCGCGCAAGACGTCATGCAGGTAGGCGTGCTGAGCGCCATACGGGCGCAGGACGACGCCCTCCTGCAAAGCACCGTAGCGGACTTGCCCGCAGCTTCGACCAGTCTGGCAAAGATCCGCTACTGCACGAACATGGCCGGCCGAGCAGGACCCGTGTACAGCGACGGCACCAGCTGGCGCCGGTTTGTCGATGACTCCGTGGTGACTGCCTAATGGCCTGTAACCCGTACCACGCGCGCATTGACATCACGGCCAGCGGCAACCAGCAACTGAACTACATGCTGAATAGCATTCTTATCACCGTGGGCGGTCCTAAGACTCGCGTACGCGGCTATGTTTTTGATCGGTGACTTATGGGCCTCAATAGAGATTTAGCCAAGTTGGTCCCGCTCCCTGCCGGGTCCTTCCCTTTTGTATGGGCACCGGGGCAGGGCTGGGTTCAGGCTCCGTTCTACCAGCGCAACTTATTGCTTAACGCAGACTTTTTCCTCAATCAGCGGGGTTTTGCTGGGGGCGCGCTCGCCGCGGGGAGCTATGGCTACGACCGCTGGGGCGCGTACGTTGGCGGGGCCAACTACACCGTAAGCGGATCTGTACTGACTTTGGTGTCGGGTGCAATTTGCCAGCCCGTAGAGTCCCCCGGACTCGCCGGCCAGCAGGTTACCGTATCGGTCGAATCACCCACTGCTGCCCTCACCGTGACGTTGGGAACAGCTGCGGCGAATGCGTCGGGAACCATAGCCGCCGGTAGCGGAAGAAAGGCGGTTACACTGACCGTCCCCGCCGCGGTTAGCGGCGATTTGCAGGTTCGACTCTCAGGCAGCAACGTGTCGTTTTCCAGGCCGAAACTAGAAGTGGGGGCCGTCGCGACGGCTTGGGAAACACCGAATCGCACCTCCGAATCCGTAGCCTGCCAGCGCTACTACCAGAAGAGCTACCTGCTCGCCACACCTCCTGGCTCTGGTGGGGCCGGTAACTACCAAGGCATCATCGACTACTTCGCACCAGCTGCTACGACCGGCCAGATAAACGTCTTCGTGAAACTAGGTGTAACGATGCGAGGGTTACCAGCGGTGACCCTTTATGACTTGGCCGGGGCAGTCGGAAAAGTGTTCCGCAATGGAAACGGCACACCGGGTAGCCTCTTCGGGATGGGCGACAACTCCTTCAACGGCGTATCCCCGGCCGGGATATCCGCCGTTGAATTTGCGTTCCACTGGACAGCAGAGGCGGAGCTAACATGTACAAACTAACAGGCGACGAAAACATAGTCTTGCGAATTGACGACCAGCTATTCATACCAAAGGGCCACCCTTTCTGGAAAGAGTACGAAGCTTGGTTGGCAGAAGGGAATACGCCGGAACCGCAGTTCACGGAAGAAGAAATGGCTGCAAAGCAGCTCGCAATCGCTACTGCACAGTTAAACGTGCTGACGCGGCAAGCGAACGCGCAGGTCACGGCCTTGGAGGGCCGCGTCAGCACGATAGAGTACACGATTAACGAGCAGGACCCTGACGACCCCGAGTACATCGAGCCGCTGCCCGAGGAGATCGCAGAGCTGCCCGTTCGCAAGGCTCAGCTCAAGTCCTGGAACAGCTACCGAACCAAGCTCGGTCGGGTCAACCTGCAGGCAACATGGCCCGCCGCAGTGCTTTGGCCAGCCGTCCCCGAGCCATATACCAGCGAAATGTCGGCACGGAATGAGACCTCTGTTTGAGGTTTGCCACAGGTGCCGCTATCTGCTTCTTTGCGCTTAAGACGCGAACTGCGGTACGAAATCGTCAGGCCGAGAGATTTCTACGATGTTTAGCTTAAAGGCGGTTTTGTCCGGGACGGCTTGGAAAACCGGGATTGTGCTGAAGTGACCATCCGCTGCTAGGGCGTTTAGGATCGCTTCTGCAGTCGCTACCGAAGCTCTGCATCCAATGGTCACTGACTTAACGGCTTCTGATGGAAAACTGAAAAGATGAATGTTCCTATCGCGTAACGATACGACCTCGGAAGCGTCTTTTAGCGCGCCCAAAATCCTCCATTCTGCCTCATAGGACCAATGAGAGCTTTTGGTCAAGAACGCCCTCATTTTGGTAGCCGACTCCACCGAAAGGTCGGGTCTTTGATCTGAATAATGGACACGTCTTAGGTGTCGAAGCTCGTCGATATCACTGACTTTGCAGTTGAAGAACGCGTGATCCGGGTCGAACTCAATCACATATCCCTCATGTGAGTTCGTGTAGTGCGCCCACATCAAAATATCGTCTTGCCGCTCTGATAGGCACAGCATACCTATATGTCGATTCGTCGCTTCATAAAGACCGTCAGACATCTGATCCAGCCTGGCTTCAATATAGGCAGCCGTCGATTCCTTGATCTGCGACCTGAATGCTCTGGCAGTGCTCGGATCCATCATGTGTATCTGCTCGGCGGTGAAATACTCCTCAAGACTTCGTTGGAAAATTGCATCGATATCGGCGTCCTCCAGCGAAGACATTCCCATAAAGCCCGCATAACTCATTGGGGGCTTCATTTCAAACGGGTCGTTCAAGTTTTTCGGCGGCGAGAAGGCGATACGCTTTCCGGTCAGAACGTCCACCCGATCTGGGTGAAGATACTTAAAAAGTCTCATACGTGATTCCCTTCGATTCAAAGTGCTAGCGGCGAGCATATTAGCCGAGTCACCTGGCCAATTGACTATCAGTTCCAGTCACAGAGCTTGCAATTTATTACTCAGATTGCAGGTTTTTTATGCCCAAGATTTCAGCTCAAACGGCCGGCGGCACGAACGTGCTCGCCTTCCTCGACATGATCGCTTTTTCGGAAGGCACTTCAACTGTGAAGGGGAGCGACGACGGTTACAACGTGCTGTACGGCGGGGGCCTGTTCCATGGATACCAGGATCACCCACGGCAACGCCTGACCTTTCCCATCAACGGCAAACCGGTAACCAGCACGGCGGCCGGGCGCTATCAGCTGCTGGAACGGTACTGGGATGCGTACCGGGTAAGCATGCGCTTGCAAGGCGGCTACACGCCGGAGAACCAGGACCGCATCGCGCTGCAACAGATCCGCGAGCGCCGGGCGCTGGACGACATCAAGGCCGGGCGGATCGTCGAAGCGATTCAGAAATGCTCGAACATCTGGGCCAGCTTCCCCGGCAACAACTACGGCCAGAACCCGCACAGGGCTGAAAAGCTTCTGGCTTTCTTCGATAAAGCTGGCGGGACCTTCGCATGACCGCGCTGCTGAAGGCGGTTCCGCTTTGGGTCTGGGCGGTCGTGCTGCTGATCGCCTTGCTCGCCGGTGCACTGGTTTACCAGACTCTCGCCTTGGCAGACGCCCGGACGGAACACGCCGAGTACTTGGCCGGTGTCGACAAAGCGGCCAAACAGGCGAGCGACGCGGCCCGCACCGAAGAGCAACGCCGCCAACGTGAAATTGACCAGGTACGAAACGATGCTCAACACCAGATTAAGGCTGCGGCGGATGATGCTGCTGTCGCCGCTTCTGCTGCTGACAGCCTGCAGCAACAGGTCGACAAGCTGCTTGCCGGTCGATCCGCCTGCGATACCCGAGTTGCCCAGGGAAGCGCGACAATCCGAGACCTCACCACTGTGCTCGCCGACCTGCGCCGCCGGGCTGACGAAAGAGCGGGAGAGCTGGCGCGAATCGCTGATGCAAGTCGAATAGCGGGGCAGGCCTGCGAGCGGGCTTATGACGCAATGAGCATTCGAGCCAGGAAGGGCGGCAGTTTGCTCGGGCAGTGAGGATCATCAACGAACCCGCGGCCCTCGCAATGCTCGCAGTCTTCCCGCTGGTCGAACCGATCACGGCACCGGGAGCAGGTGCGGAAGACCGAGAAGTTGTAGCGCTCCCATAGGCGGACGTACCGGGCGAAGTCTCCGCTCTCCAGCGCCATAGTCGCCGCGTCGATCAATGCCCGGTATCGGTCGGCGTCGTCCAGTCGCTGGCGCTGGAAGTTGTCGATATTCCGGGAGCGCTCGACGAGCGTCAGCGTCTGCCCGGTTTCCGTATAGATATGTCGGCCTTCGAGCACGCCATATTTTGCGTAGGTCCGCGTGATGACCGTGTTGTCCTCCTTCACCATGGCGAAGAAGTCGCACTTGTACGGATCGTCCTGGGGTGAGTGAATGATGTAGCGGGTATTGTGGAGGCTGCCGACCTGGGCCGCGCCTTGGTTATAGACCGCATAATCTGAAGCGGGGTGACGCCATTCCCGATTGCCGTCCTCGCTAAAGTAGTTGAAGGCGGCGTTGGCCAGCTCGAACATGTCGAAGCGCTCAAGCGGATCAATGACCAGTGCGGCCAGCAGGTCATCTACCATTTGCACCAGGAAACGGTGGCAGTAGGCCGGATTGCTCCATTGGCTCCTGTCGTCGAGCATCCCATGCCATAGGGCCATGGCCTCGGCCTTCTTCTTGTTGTCCATGATTCCGCTTACCTAACTGCTGTATACATATACAGTAATCGAGGCGCGAGCAATCGGACAAGGGCGCTCCGACAAGCTGCTGGCAGATCAGACCTGGCGTAGCTCGGCCATCCGCCGGTCGAATGCCTGGCTGAAAGCAATCTCCAGCGCGTCGAGGTCGGCGGCTCGCATGGCTGCGATGCAGGCTATGCCTCTCGCAAAACCCTCGGCAATTCCGCCTAGGTGGCTCAGTTCGATCACTCCGGCGGCACGCTCGATGTCCGCGAGAATCTTGTTCACTTCCTTGCGGACCACATCAGGCATTACGACTTTGTCGAGCGTCATGGGGTCTCCGCGCCGGAGCGCATTGGATTTCAGACAGTAGGGATCTGTAGGTAAAAGATGGCCAGCCCGGCGAGGGATGCGCCAGGCTGGCCTGCCGGAGAGGGCGAATGGGAATTCGGGCCGGCTCGGACAATGTAGATGCTCGAAACGTGACGAGCAATTTTTCACAGATGTGTGGTTGGGTGGTTGATCGTCGGTAGGGCGTCGAGAGACTTGCTCATTCAGGCGTCATCAGGACCGCCAGCGTTATCCGAATGAACTCTTCATTCTTGTCGATTGCGTCCAAGGCACCCCGGACGTTATCAGCCACCTCAGCACCGCCCCGTTGCTCGACCCAATTGGACAGTTCAAGGATGGCCGCCTCAAGGGCGATCTGGTTTTCGTATAGCTTGGAGAGGAGTGCTGGTAGCAGGTCTGAATTCGGCATGGTCGTCTCTTCCGACAAAGAACTCAGCTTATCAGGGGGTGGGAGGCATGGTGATCGTTGGCAGGACGCCAGTGGAGGGAGAAATTCACCGAGTGACTTTCCGAGTGACTTTGCTAAACACGGTAAAACACAGTGAGGCATCGTTGCAGCGAGCGCCAAGCTGGAAGCCGTGTATTATCTGGGCTGTAGCCCCATCCGCTTGCATGGGGTGCTAGGGGTCGAGTGTTCGAATCACTCCGTCCCGACCATATTTTCAATGACTAGCCCAATCTTCTCAGGTTGGGCTTTTTCATGTGTGTGAGTTTTGCGGGACTTCTCTGTTTCTCGCGCCTTGCTCCTTTCACAGTCGGCGGCACTCGCCCACGCGAAATCGTTTGCGACTGTCATGATCGTTCGCTAACCCAAGCCGATCTGTAAGGCTCGTCAGTAAATTGCGGACGAATCGTCTGGTTCGGCGTTTGCAATCTGTAATTGATCACAAAATGGCTGCGCCCCAGTGCCTCTCCGGAAGCCAACGAATGTGAAGAGCGCAGTGGGACGGTCAGTTGCGTGGAAGGGGCCGCCCGTGGCTGCTCGGCTTGGATCTGGAGTCAGCCCTGGATGATGGTGACTACATGCCTGGTGTAGCAAACACTGTTATCAGGGATGTCTTTATTTACGAATGCCATGGCACCTACTTTCACGTTATTACCTATGCGAATGTCGTCGCCGATGATGCAGACATTTGCACCCAGTTCCACGTTATCGCCGATATAGATCAGACCTTTCTGCCCACTGGTTTTCACGCCAATGGTAGTGTTCTGGCGGATAAACAGCTTTTCGCCGATTCGTGCTGCGTCCGCAATCACGATGCCTACGCGGTGCGCGAAACTGATGCCAGGACCTATTTCAGCTGCGAGCATGATATCAATCCCGTGAATACGGACCAGACGTGCATGAATTCGCTGGGCGACTTTCGGGTAGTTGAATAATCCTTTTGGGCGGCGATACAGATGCTGAGCCAGTCTGAACCAGAACAGATAGTGCTCCTGTTCTTTCTGACGAATGCGCCGGATCATCCGCTTGAGCTTGAAGTTCTTTTCCTCGCCGCCCATTACTTCTATGCGCCAGAATCGTTTCAAGTCTGGCCAGTCCATGTATTCCACGTTACGACTGCTCCCGGTCATCCCGACCTACTGCCAGGTACTGATTTTGCGCATTGTATCGGATTTGAAATTTGCTCGACACGCTCACGAAGACCGTAGCCCGAACTCGGTACGCGCTTGGTGAATCTCCGTAAACCATCCGGCTGATCGCCAACGAATTCCAAGCTCCGATCCCCCATACGTGCTCTCATAGCAGCCGTCTGAGATCTCGCTCCAAATGTATGCCTCGCCTTCCGTAGGCCATTCATTCGGAGAGAAGTGGAATATAGAAGCATTACCGTTGTGCTAAACATGGAGCTTCATATGCCTAAGTCGTTACCAACCTTCAACAGCTCCTATCGCAGCCGTGAGATCAGCGTGGAGTTCCTCCACCACCCAAAAGGCATCACTATCCGGTTTCAGGTCGACGAAGGGGACTGGCAGTACAGCCCGGAACATTTCTGGGAAAGTTATGCCGAAGCACAGGCTGGAGGGCTGGCATTAGGCCGTCGATGGATCGACCGGACATCCGCCAACGATCGTGACTACTAAGCCGGGGCGCACGTCCAATCGGACACCGCTCATCTGCTGATGGGCACTTCCGGTCACCGGTTTCTCTCTCAATATAACGCGCGGATTTCCTGCGCCTCAGGTCGGAGAGATACCATGGTGAAAGAAGACAACGGGCCGGAAAGCGCTTATCCAGGACCGGCCGAGCCAGGCAGTACGGGAGAGGGTTACCCAGATGCTCAGGGTGACGCAGACCAGAATGACGGCCCGGATTCTGTGGAAGGCGATGACGACGACGATCTCGTGATCCCAGAGAATCCTCCCGTCGATGAAGACGAAGAGCCTTCCCCCGGCAATGCCTGACAAGCCGACGAACACACCGAACCCCGCCTGATGCGGGGTTTTTTATGGCGACTGGCGCCGTGCCCGTGAATCCGGACATGTCATTGATGATTTACAGTTCGTCCTCTTCCGCCTGGGCGATTAGCCCGTCCTGCGCCAGGGGCAGCAGCAGGGTGCGGGCAATCTGGCGCAGCGCTTCATCCGGGTCGGCACTGTTCAGCGCTTCAGCCGCGGCGCTGGCGGCGTCGGATGAAGCTTTGCGCCAGGCGGACAGCACCAGACGGCCCAGCACTGACGGGCTGATGCCTGGGGCGGACAATTGCTCGAGCGTAAACTCATCGACTGCCGCGGCAAATTGCTCAAAGGTGACCGCCTGAGTTCCGTGCAAGCGGCGCCGAAACCTGACATCGCCACCGAGCAGCAGTTGTTCCACGCCGTTTTCGATCCATTCGTGCAGTTCGTTATCGCTGTCCTCATCCGGAAGGCGACTGTCATATTCAAACTGTGCGTGCCTCAGCGCAGCATCCATGTGTCTTGTCTCCAGAGCATGCAAGCTGGAAAGCCCCGCACAGGCATATCGCTCCGTGCAGGGCAGTGTACCGGCCGGGGCCGGCGCTCACCGTTTACGCATGACGAAGGGCCAGGTCGCTGATCACGCAGATGGAGCCATCAGTGGCCGGCGTGGTGTCGGTGTAGTCGATCTGGTTATACACACCGCCGTGGAAGCCCAGAACCTGGGTAAACCACGTCTGGCCCAGCTGCAGCGGCCCGGACGTGCCGGTAACCCCCTTGCACACCGCAGTGACCGTGGCCACGCCTGCCGACGTCACGTGGATGGTGATTTCGAACGGCGTGCCCAGCGGTACGTTGTCCAGCACCGTGGAGTTGACCGGATCGGTCTGGTTGAAGTCCTTGCGAAAGCCCATGGTGATCTTGCCTTTCTGCCAGAAAACCTTGATGGGAGGGCTGTCGTCGTTCTTCACATGCATTTGCGAGATAACCACCTTCTGCGCCGAGTTGACCTTGATCAGCGTCATCTTCTGGTAGTTGGTGTGCTGCGATGCGCTGGCGATGGACCAGTAAGCCGCCTCTTTCCACTCGCAACGGGTGCGGCGTGTGCTCTTGCTCGATGCGCCTTTGGTGGGCGCGGAGAACTGAATCGATCCGTCGGCCAGCACCGTCACCACACTGGGGAACTGTGCTATTGCCAGGGCTCCGTTGAGCTCCAGCGCGACAGGGTTGGTTGTGGAAGTTGCCACCGGTGTTGCGATCGTTAGATTACTGATGTTTACGGCCATGGTTTTGCTCCTCGACGATAAAGATCATTGGCCTGGCACGATTGCCTTACCAACCTGATGCAGCGAGCCGCATCCCGAATCGCCCGTCTAGACAGGCGCTTGAGTGATGGTGCCGCCCCTCGGGAAGCAGAATCACACTATGTGTTTATAGCTGTCAACACATAACGTGATTTTAATGTGCGCGAATTCTTAGGAAATGTCCTATTGCCACGCTTACCTTTTCCTACTTCGTTGTATATGCTTTCCGTGCACTGTACGGATATACAGCTAAAAAGGAGGAGTGTATGGCCCAGCACAAGATGTCGACGTCACAACAGCGCCAGGAGATTACAGGGATCGAGCGGCTTGGCTTGAGGGTATCGGCGATGATCAATCACCCGATTGCGCAGACGCAGCGATGGGTGAGGATTCATCGGCTGGATACGGATGGCGACCAGGAGTGGGAGGCCGTCATGGAGCTGCTGTCCGACACGGATGAGCTGGACATGGTTTTTCATGACGACGGTACGGTGATGCTGAGATGGGAACGCGCTACTGATCAAGACCAGGTCGTGAATCAGGAAGAGGTAGCTGCCATAAGTGCAGCCCCGCCGTTCTGAATTGCTACTGCGCATCAGCCGAAGGAGCGGCGGTCACCGCGCATTTACTACAAGGGTAGTGGCCGCAGCGGAGCAACGGTCGCAAAGAGCTGCGCAGGGTCTTCAGACCTTTCGCGCGTTCCAGACCAGAAGCACCTTGGCATGAATCGTTACGTCCTCGACCCGGGCGGGTTGATTGTCGTAATGCGGGCTGTCGGAGATCAGCCTGAAGTGTTCGGCATCGATCATCTGCAGACGCTTGATGTACAGCAGATCGAGCCAGGTAATGACATAGATGCCTTCACCGACAAACTCGTTGACGCCCCGATCAACGATCACCGGGTCCTTGTCATTGATCGTGCCTTCCATGCTCTGGCCCCAGCCCGTTATGACCGCCAGCGCCGCCGACGACGTGTAGGTCACACCTTTCTCGCGCAGCACTTCCTCTCGCACGATGAGGTTGCGGATGGCTTCGTTGTAATCAGCCGGCACCTGGCCGTGACCCATTGCGCCACGGATATCGTATTGCGGAATGAGTATTTCGTCGTTGCGTGCGCGGACTGAACCGCTGATCACTGTTTCGGCGGCGGCATCAGGTTCGGCTGCGGCGGCAACGATCCGGCGACGGGCTTCGGCGGAAAGCCCACGGCCATGCTGCGCGAGCATCTGGCGAACCAGATCCGCCGAGGAAGAGCCGTGCTCAGGCCCCGACGACACGCGAGCGGAGTTCGACCGGCCTGTTTCCGATTCGAGCGGCGCTTCCCGCAGATCCAGCAAGAGCTCGGACTTGTCGACGCGCAACGCTGTTGCCATGGCCTCGATGTCCGCGAACGAAGGCTCCCTGGAGTCGGCCTCGTAATTGCCAATCCGCGATTGCGACTTCCAGCCGCAAGCCTCGGCTAGCTGAGCCTGGGACATCTGCGCGATTTTTCTCAAACGCTTGATGCGCTTGCCAATTGATTCATTCATGCGCCGGATTCAATCACGAAATGAAATACCCGGCTTTCACTTATTGTGTTTACATATATCACGTACCGTGTTTTAGTGAGCGCGTCGTTCACCAGGACTGAGTCTATGAACCTCGTTCGCTCGATTCGCAAACACGCTGGCATTACACAGGCCGAACTGCGCCGCGCTCTGGGCTGGAATCAGTCGCGAGTGGCCAATTATGAATCTGGCCTGCGCCGTCCTGGGCTGAGCGACGCTCGGCAGATCGTCGCCGCGCTGAATCTCCTGGGCGCCCGGTGCAGCCTTGATGACGTATTTCCCCCCGCTCGCAGGTCGGAACAGCCCGACCCTGAACGTCTGAGCCCATCACGCCCTGCGGGACAACCGACCGCGCCTGTGCAGGCGGAAGGAGGTTCGATGATGACCTGATCAATGATCCCGAGCCACGCACCTGAATCGCAGGCAAAAAAAAGCCGGGGCGCAATCCCGGCTCTTTCAACAGCATTCGACGCAACACTGTGAGGCCGATTATGCATACGCCATTGACCGAAGTACAGGACCTCAACCAACCCCCGGTTTCCGATGACCCTTTCGCCCACCTGGCTCGCAAAAGGTCGTGCGGCAGGTTATCGCGCCGTGACTTCATTGCGCTGATAGACATGGCCATCAGCGCCGAGCGCGCCCGGATGCAACTGGCAGAGCAGGTCAGGATGCAGGCCGCGAAGATTGAGCGCCTCGAAAACCTGTTCAAGAAAGGTGTGACAGCGTCGCAGTTCTGCAAGGGGCTGAACGGGGTCAACGCAAGGCAAGTGAACGCGTTTCTCAAAGGCCGGAACTGGCTCTACAACGAGAGCAGATCCGCCGTGCGCTGGCGGGTCACGTCCTACGCTCGTGACAGCTACATGACCGAGCACCAAGTGGAAATTACCCCGCACGGCAAGCAGCCTTTTGTCTGCTACACCCCCGTCTTGCTGCGCAAGGGTGCCGTGCGGTTGTACGAAATGTATATGAACGGCGAACTGCCGATGAAAAAGAACTGGGACGGTTCGTTCAGCCATGACAAGGCAGACAGGGAGGACGCGTGATGGCTCGCATTCGTACGATAAAACCCGAATTCTGGTCGAGCGAGCAGGTGATGGCTTGCCGTCCACTGGCACGGTTGCTGTTCATCGGGCTGTGGAATTTCTGCGACGACGGTGGCAATCACCCGCTTGCGCCAAGAACCATCAAGGCTCTGGTGTTCCCCGGCGACGATATCAGCGCGGAGGAGGTCGGCGAGTTGCTGAGCGAACTCGAAGGCGCGGGTCTGACCCAGACCTACCAGGCGGACGGTAAGCACTACTTGCACGTGCTGGGCTGGAGGCACCAGAAGATCGAGAAGAAAAGCTTCAAGTACCCGGCTCCGCCATCGGCAATCGTCGACACCACGGCAAGCGATGGCCGAGCAGTCGACGAGTATTCGACGACCGATCGCCACACGCCAGGGCACGTAAGGGAAGGGGAACGGACGGGAGAACACACTACACAACGCGCGACGCCGCCGGCAGCCGATTCCAGGGCCGTCTGCGAAATGACGCTCGACTGGGTTCCCGATTCCGGCCTGCTGCGCAGTTATGCCCTACGCATGTCGATTCCCGTCGAGCATTTCACCCAGGCAACAACCGCGGCATTCGTTTGCCACTACTCGGCATCAGGTCGACTCGAAACCCAAGCCGCCTGGGTCAGCCTGCTGGTGAAATGGGTCAAGCGGGATCAGGCCGCCGCCAGCAACGTTCGCCATTTCCCACGCAAGCCGCAGGTCCGGGTTCCGGACTTCGACGATGACACGTGGGCCGAAGATCTGGGGGCATTGTGATGAAAAACCTGAGCGATGTAATCGCCAGCCTGACCGACATGCCGCAAGCAGCCCCCCCCCAGCCAGACGTTGATAGCCACGCCGCAGCCGTCGTGAATGCCCTTTTCAAGGAACTGCAGGCCATCTTCCCTGCGTGGCGCCAGGCCTGGCCCGACGACGCCACGCTCAAAGCGGCCAAGCGCAGCTGGATCAAGGCTTTCATGGCTCAAGGCATCAGGCGGATCGAACAGGTCCGCTATGGCGTGGAGAACTGCCGCAGGCTGCAGACGCCTTTCGTACCCTGCGTAGGAGAATTCGTCTCCCTGTGCCAGCCAACGCCGGAAGCGCTGGGTGTGCCGTCACATGACGCCGCATTCGCTGAAGCCGTGGCCAACGCGCACCCGGGCATGAGCGGGCGACGCACCTGGTCGCACCAGGCGGTTTACCACGCAGCTGCGCAATGTGGTTTTGATGCGCTGGCTCGCATGTCGGCTGACGTCAGCCGAAGGCTGTTCGAGCGCAATTACGAAATTACGTTGCGCCTGCTGCTCAACGGCACGCCGCTGCGGAGCATCCCGCTCGCGCTGCCGGCGCGGGCCGAAGGACGCCGGACACCAGAGGTCGGTCAGCGAGCGCTCGCCGAGTTGCGCAAAGGAATGCGGTCAACGACCGCCAGGGGGGCTGCATGATGAAGCTGAATTCAGCACGCCGTGCCTGGCATGACGCTTTCTATAACCCAGGCGGCGGCCTGGCGGCGCAGATCGAGCGGATCGGCAGGCTCGGTTGCAATGTCCAGACCACCGCCAGGCGCGCGGGCAGCGGGCGCGCCGCGCATCAATCCGTGGCGGCGCGGATCCAGCAGACGATCTCCGCATTGCCCCAACGTCTGCAGGCGTTCGGCAACTTCATGTACAGCCCGATAGCCACGGTCGACGAGCAGGAACAGGTCGAGGAACTGGTGTTTTACCTGGCTTATGAGTCGGGGCCAAGGATGACTGCGCGCAAGTACGACAAGGCACGCTACGTGGCCCGGGCAATCGTGTTCCGCTACCGGCGGATCAACCAGGGAGGGCAGGGCGCGGGGCTGGACCCGTTGCCAAGCGTGGAGCTGATGCGCAAATGGATACTGGACAGTTTTGGCGTCGCCTTGCCAGGTGATCAATGGGCCCGCGATTGGAGCGGTTTCGTTCAGCACTGCTTCGCCGCATGCGACAGGCTGGACAGCGAAGCCCTGGCCGCCGTGTCACGTGCCATCAATTTGATGAACGAGGTGGCTTGACGTTTTGTCGGCGTTAAGTCAGTCTTTCGCCATATCGAGTATTTTGCCTACGGCAACTTGCTCTACCAGACTCAGCATTCAGTCCATGAAAACCCCCGCCATCCAGCGGGGGTTTTTTATGCCTGCCGTAAATCAGAGCCGTACATGAGATAGCCCTATTCGAAAAAGCCTCGACCTGTTCGGGGCTTTTGCGTTGTTGTGAATCAAACTTTTCGCAGGGAGTGCTTATGAGCGCAGAAACAACACCCGGCGCCCTTTTGAGCAGTGCAACCGGTGGGGGAGATGTGGCCATTGCGGCCTATCTGTTCTCATTCGATCACGGCATGGCGTTGGCGGCGATTGGCGGCTGCTGTTTTTTTCTGGGTGCCTCCGCCGCTTTACCCTGGAGCACGCGCATTTTCTATGCGATGGGCTCCTGCATCATCGGTTACATGTTCGGAATAATGATGCTCAGCCTCCTGTCCTACAACGGCGCGGCGTCCTTGCTGGCATGCATTACATCTGCACTGGCGTCGTGGATCTTCGGCTCGCTCAAGCGTTGGGCTGACGGCGGACCACGGCCTGACTGGGTGGACTGGTTTGCGACCTTGGCAAAAGGCTTTTTGCCGGCCTTCATGAAGCGAGGAAAGCGCGATGATTGATCTCCCCGAATGGATTCACAGCTGCGCCATCTGGCTCGATGACGTCATCCCCGACGTTTTGCTGAGTACGCGCGGCGTCTGTCACCTGCTGATTTTCCTGGTGGTGGCGGGCTACAAGAGCGGCAACGCCAGACATCGCAAGACCGTCGGCATCATTGCCGCGACCTTCGCCGGGGCAAACGCTGCCGAGGCCTATCGGGTGGCGGTCAATTTCACGCAGTTTTCCGCAGTGGTGCAGCCGCCGCTCACCCTGGTGATGCTGTGTGTCCTGTTCTTCGTGATCTACGCGCGGGGCAACGTGGCCCGCATGCTGCCGCGTCATCGAACCGATCTGTTCCATTGAGTCTTGATTACATACCCATTCAATGCCCGCCCCGCGCGGGCTTTTTTTCATCTGGAGGAAACCCGCATGCCGGTAATTTGCGAGCAGGTGGCTGGTTGCAGAAATGTTCTGGCCTTCCTGGACATGATCGCCTTCTCGGAAGGTACTTCAACCGTGAAAGGAAGCGATAACGGCTACAACGTGCTGTATGGCGGCGGCCTGTTCCAGAGTTATCTGGACCACCCGCGGCAGCGCCTGACCTTTCCCATAAACGGCAAGCCAGTCACCAGTACGGCCGCCGGGCGCTATCAGTTGCTGGAGCGCTACTGGGACGCCTATCGCACCAGCCTGCGGCTGCAGGGAGGCTACACGCCGGAAAATCAGGACCGCATCGCGCTCCAGCAGATCCGCGAACGCCGGGCGCTTGAAGACATCAAGGCCGGGCGCATCACCCATGCCATCGGCAAATGCGCGAACATCTGGGCCAGCTTCCCCGGCAACAACTACGGCCAGAACCCGCATCAGGCGGAAAAGCTGCTTGCCTTTTATGCCGCTGTCGGCGGGGCATTCGCATGATCGCCCTGGCCAAGGCAGTCCCGCTCTGGGCATGGGCGGTCATCGCGCTGATTGCGCTGCTGGGCGGGGCGCTTGTCTTCCAGACGCTGGCTTTGGCCGACGCGCGCGCCGAGCATGCGAGCTACATCGCCAGGGTCGAAAAGGCAGCGAGGGACGCCATGGATGCGGCGCGTCGGGAAGAGTCGCGGCGTCAACAGGTGATCAACGAGGTTCGAAATGATGCGCAAGTTCAGATCAAGAATGCGGATGATGACGCTGCTGTGGCCGTCGCTACTGCTGACAGCCTGCAGCACCGGATCGATCAGCTGCTTGCCGACCGAGCCGCCTGCAGTGCCCGAATTGCCCGCGGAAGCGAGACAATCCGTGACCTCACCCTTGTGCTTGCCGACTTGCGCCGCCGGGCTGACGAGAGAGCGGGAGAGCTGGCGCGAATTGCTGATGCAAGTCGAATAGCCGGGCAGGCATGCGAAAGGGCCTACGACGGGCTGGCCAGCTCAGCCCGTTGAGTCGAAGTGGGCGCTGAAATAGCCAGAAGTACGGGCCCTGGTGGTGCTGTCAGCCGGTTACCACGGTTCCGTTGATAAAGACTTCGCGGCGAGCGCGTCTGCTGATGATTTCGTGCTTGGCCAGCAGGTAGACAGCGTCGAAACGCTCTCTATCTACCATGTAATGACCGGCCAGTTCCTCATACACAAGCTGGTCATAGCGAGCTTCCGTGATGAACCGATAGAGCTCTCGGCGATAGAAGAACCCCAACTGAAAACCGAGCGTTTCACAGACGTGTTTTCGAGGGCGGCTCAAGAAGCAGTTTTCCAGATCGATCGCTTTATGGCTTCGCTTCGGGTCCAGGCTGACCATGACATTGTTTGCCCAGAAGTCCATATGCGTCAGGTTCCTTGCGTGCAAATCTCGAAGCAGCCGGAACGCCAGGCGAATGAAATCTTCAACATCATTATCGGGGCTCTGAATCCAGTCCATGCCGTTGACGTGAGAGGCGAGCAGCTCGGTAAAGATGAAGAACTCCTCGGTAACGCCAATTGCCGATTTGCTGTAGCCAAAGCCGGTCAGATGGGCGACAGGCGCGCCACGCTTCTGCGCTTCCAGAGTATTGATGACTTCTTCGAGGGGCCAGTCGAACATCCCGTCGCGTTTGGCGCGCCAGAGCGTGACGCGGATCCTGGGACGCAGATTGTCCAGCGGCTGAGACTTGGCGAAAACTTCGTGTTCCAGACCGGCCAGCGGAGCACTGACTCGCTCAAGCTTTCTGTGTCGACTGTGACGACGGGCTTCGATCAAGTGGGCAAAGGCACTCTCGGCCCCAAGAGCTGGCGGTTTCGCCAGATGCAATTTCGCGTTGAGATGCCTGAACGTCGACGGAAAGTGTTGAACGATATCCCTGCCAGCAAACATATGAAACGCCAT